TCAATGGAGGAATGGTTTATTATCCATACATCAACAAGATTGCTAAGCAAACAGATATTACATCAGCAAATATACCAGAGGAAGCATATAAGCAATATTTTGCTAGATGCTATGAACTCAGAGGGCAATCCAGTTCTAAAACGCTTTCCGAATTGTTTGAGAACCTCGGTAGCGAAACTGACGACAGTTTAGTTACTAGATTCAGATCAAATTTGATTGATATGGATGAAGTACCAGATGAGTTAAAAACCAAGAAAAACTTTCTTAGAGTTTTAGCCAGTGGTTTAAAAGTGATAGATGATTTTGTTTCTAACAATCAAGTGGATTCTATTTCATTTTCAGGTGCAACTAAAGGTCATGAGAATATCTATTTTGGCACCACATTTACTAATAGACTAAAACAGCTATTAGGAGATAAATACGATATCATTTTTGATCGTGATAGCTCTACAATATTGATGATAAACAAAGCAGCATCAAAAGTAAAAAGCGAAGCCATAAAAAAGAGGGCTGAGATCACTAATTTGCAGGAAGCCATCCAATATTGGAAGTATCCTCTAAAACACTCAGAAACACCTCAAAATGTTAAAATAAAGAGCGAAATAAAAAAAAGAGTGATAAAGTCTCTATACTTAAAAGATTAATTATAGAGAGCAAAAGGTTTTGATTATTATTGTTGTAAACAAAAGTAAGTTATGGATATATCCGCTATCAAACAAAAACTGTCGGCACTACAAAATCCACGTGGTGGACAGAAGAAGGACCTTAGCCAAACCATTTGGCGGCCTTCCGTGGGAAAGCACTCTGTTCGTGTTGTGCCTTCTGTCTTCAATAAACAAAACCCGTTCAAGGAGATCTTCATGCACTACGGCATCAATAACCGTACGATGATGAGTCCTACGAATTTTGGTGAGAAAGACCCCATTATGGAGTTTGCTCAAGGCCTGCGCAAGTCTTCTAACAAAGAGGACTGGCAACTGGCTAAAAAGCTGGAGCCGAAGATGAGGATCTTTGCACCTGTAATCGTGCGTGGTGAAGAGGACAAAGGCGTCCGCCTCTGGGAATTTGGCAAACAGGTCTACATGGATCTGCTTAAGTTTGCTGAAGACGAGGACATCGGCGACTTCACTGATCCTATCACTGGCCGTGACATCACTGTCGAAACGGCTGGCAAAGAAACGACTGGTCTGATGTACAACACCTCAACTGTGCGTGTGAGGACCAAGTCAACCCCGCTTTCTGAGGACGGGGCAAAGGTTAAACTGTGGCTCGAGAATCAGCCAGATCCTCTGACTCAATTCAAGAGGTACGCTTACGAAGAGATGAAAGAGGCTCTGCTTAAGCACCTCAATCCTGAAGAAGAGTTGAAAGAAGAGGCTGATGCTGTGGCATCAAAGCCAGAAGAGAAGTCTAGCGCATTCACGTTGAACACCAGCAAGGCTAGTGTAGACACGGCGATAGACGACCTGTTTAACATCTGACGAAAGGCCCCCGAAAGGGGGCTTTTTTAACCCTCTAACTTATGGCAAAAAAAGAAACATTAAATAGTACAATATCTAGTGCCATCAAAGGTGGCATAGATCTAGAAAAATTCAAGAAGGGCAAGAATCTTGCAGCTGGCGTTGTATTCAAAGACCAGAGCTGGATCCCGCTTTCTAAAGCATTTCAAGACACTCTGCAAATACCAGGAATTCCTGCTGGGCATATCACGCTTTTACGTGGTCATTCTGATACTGGCAAAACTACTGCACTGCTTGAGGCAGCAGTATCAGCTCAGAAGATGGGCATCCTGCCTGTCTTTATTATCACAGAGATGAAGTGGGATTGGCAACACGCTCGTGAGATGGGATTTCAGTTTGAGGAAGTGGCAAATGAAGACGGCGAGATTGTGGACTACAAGGGCTTTTTTCTCTATATCGACCGTGAGAAGCTAAATTGTATCGAGGATGTATCAGCCTTTATTGCTGATATACTTGATGAACAGAAGCGTGGCACCTTGCCTTATGATGTCTGCTTCTTTTGGGATTCTGTGGGATCTATTCCTTGCAGGATGAGCATTGAGAAGTCCACAAATAATAACGAGTGGAATGCTGGTGCGATGTCGCAGCAGTTTGGTAACTTCATCAACCAGAGGATTGTGCTCTCACGTAAGGCATCTCAGCCATACACTAATACTCTGGTAGCAGTCAATAAAGTTTGGGTTGCAAAGCCTGACAATCCCATGGGACAGCCCACACTGAACAACAAAGGTGGCAACACGATGTATTTTGACTCTTCACTTGTGATCACATTTGGCAACATTGCAAGAGCTGGCACGAACAAGATCAAAGCCACAAAGAACGGTAAAGAGATCGAGTTTGCTAAACGCACGAGGATCTCATGTGATAAGAACCACGTAACAGGCGTCACTGCTGTTAATAAAGTGATCATGACTGTGCACGGTTTTATCAACGACGATAAGAAGGATCTGGATGACTATAAGAAGAAGTACTCAGATCAGTGGACTAAAGTCCTGGGTTCTGCCACATTCGATGTGGTAGAAGAAGAAACGCCTCTCGCTCCTGACATCTATGACAACGAGGACTGATGCGTTCAGATTACAAAAAGCTATTCGACTCACTTAAAAATGAGAAGGAGGATCTGTCTCTAAACAGCCGAGTGCTGGTCATCGACGGGTTGAATACCTTTCTCAGGGCATTTGCTGCCTTAGGTTGGGTTAATAAAGACTTGACTCATATAGGAGGTCTAACTGGTTTCTTGCGGTCATTGGGTTACGCGATTAAACTGGTTAGACCGACTAGAGTCATAGTCGTCTTTGACGGTAAGGGATCATCAACAAATAAAAGATATGTCTACTCAGAATACAAAGCAAACAGAGGGATCAACAGAGTCACTAATTGGGAAAATTTCACAAGCCAAGAAGAGGAGTCTGATTCTATTACAGAACAAATTCTTAAGCTTATCGCTTATCTTAAGACACTTCCTGTCGATCTTATTTCCGTAGACAAGATTGAGGCAGATGATGTCATAGGCTGGATCACAAGCCAACTAGATGGCGAGATGACAATCATGTCATCAGACAGAGATTTCTTGCAACTGGTATCAGACAGGATCACGATCTATTCACCAACAAAAAAGAAGTTCTACGACAGAGATATGGTGCTAACTGAGTACGGTGTCACACCTAAAAACTTCTTGACACAGAAGATCTTGTTAGGCGATGCCGGCGATAATGTGCCTGGAGTAAAAGGACTAGGCGCTAAAACGATGCTCAAGATGTTTCCAGAATTAGGTAGCGAGCAGGAAATAGATCTGGACTGGATCCTAGAGCATTGTGATGGCACTAAAAAGATCATGGAAGGCATTAAGAACTACGAACATCAGCTGAGAATAAACAAGCAGTTGATGGACTTGACGAATCCTAATATTCCAGATGAGGCAAAAGAAGAAATAAAAAGTGTTCTACTCAATCCGAATAAAGGATTCTATTCCCAAGAATTTGTATCTTTGTATAATGAGCATGAGTTAGGTAATTCAATACCGAATGTGCAGATGTGGTTGTTTAATACGTTTAACGAGTTACAAAAATATAAATAAGTTATGGCAGGTTTAAATACGTTACAGGCTTACGGGCCGTCTTTTCAAATCAAGGTGCTTTCTAGCCTACTCAAGCATAAAGAGTTTCTTCAGAATATTCACGATATTCTTGACACAGAGATGTTTGACAACCCAGCTCACAAGTGGATTGTGGGTGAGGTCTTGAGATACTACTACAAATATCACACCACACCTTCTATAGATGCACTACAAGTAGAAGTGCGTAAGATCGAGAATGAGGTGCTTAAGGTCAGTGTGGTTGAGCAGTTGAAAGAGGCTCTCAAGGCAGCTAATGAAGACCGTGAATATATCGAACAAGAGTTCAGCTCCTTCTGTAAGAACCAGCAAATTAAAAAAGCCATTCTCAATTCTGTGACCTTGCTTGAGAAGGGGCAATACGATGACATTAAATACATGATGGACGCTGCACTCAAAGCAGGTCAAGACAAATCAATAGGACACGAGTATGAAAAAGACATTGAAACCAGATACAGAGAAGAGGAGCGAGCCCCAATCGCCACCACATGGGATCATATCAACCAGCTTCTTATGGGAGGTCTTGGGATTGGTGATTTCGGTATTATTTTTGGTAATCCTGGCGGTGGAAAATCGTGGATGCTCGTCAACATCGGCGCAGCGGCCGTCACTAGGGGATTCACAGTTTGCCACTACACGCTAGAGCTCTCCGAATACTATGTAGGTAAGCGATATGACGCGCTCTTCACAGGCATTGATGTCCAGAATGTGCATAAAAACAGGCAGTCTATTGAAGAGGCGGTGAATAGGGTGAAGGGCAAACTCATCATTAAAGAGTTTCCTATGGGCAAAGCCACCATTCACACTATTGAATCACACATTCAGAAGTGCAGAGATCTAGGCTATCCTCCTGATCTGGTCATTATTGACTATGTTGACTTGCTGAAGTCTAAGACTAAGTCTATTGATCCTAAAGATGCTATCGATGACGTCTACACTGCCACCAAAGGTATGGCTAGGGAATTGAAAGTGCCTATCTGGACTGTATCACAGGTAAATAGGGCTGGTGCAAAAGACGATGTGATTGAGGGTGATAAGGCAGCAGGTTCCTATAACAAGATGATGATTGCAGACTTTGCCATGTCACTCTCCAGAAAACGCCAGGACAAAGTAAATGGCACAGGCCGTGTCCACATCATGAAGAACCGCTACGGCATGGACGGCATGACCTATTCAGCCAAGATCTCCACCAACACTGGAGACATCGAAATAAGCCCAGATAGTCTTAGTGATGATGAACTAAATTTTGAGGGATCAAATCCTGTTTCTGGGTCAAACAAAGGATTTGGTGGGGGCTTAGATAGAGACGAGCGTGCTTATTTGGCTAACAAATTTTTCGAACTGAGTCAATAAAGGAACCCAACATTTAGATATTTATAACAGTAAAACACATAGAGTATGCCACTGATCACACATTTAAACAAAGCTGAAAAGAATAGCCCTAATGGAAATAACTTTCGTCCCGCCATTAATAAGGCTAATAATACATATACTAAGCAGATAAGTGGTTTAAATTCTGCTGCAGGAAATAACCAGTTTACCAGAATCAGCACTGCAGTCTATAATGGAACTTCCACTGCTGAAAGAGGTATTAATACGCTGAATCAAACTCCTCCTGCAGGCGGCACTCTTCCCGGATCTAAGTAATTTCTCAATTTTATTGAATAGGTTATAAAAAATTGGCCTTAGAAATGAGGCCCAAGTCATCGTCGTCTTAAAAAACTAGGCAAATGGAAAAAAGGAGCATTTTTAACAAGCGAGTAAACATCCTGCCTTACGACTATCCGTCGTTGTTGCAATATAAGGATGCCATCAGGCACTCTTACTGGATCGATACTGAGTACAATTTCACTACAGACATCAACGACTTTCACGTCAACATTTCTGATAATGAGCGTGAAGTGATCAAGAGGACGATGCTAGCCATTGCCCAGATAGAGGTCAATGTTAAAACGTTCTGGGCAGACATGTATAAGCGCATGCCAATCACAGAAATTGGCGATGTAGGTATGACGTTTGCCGAATCAGAGGTGCGCCATAAAGACGCCTACGCGCGCCTGCTGAGGATCCTGGGCTTAGAAGATGAGTTTAAAACAGTGGTGGAGATCCCAGCCATTAAGGACAGGATCAAGTACTTGAGCAAGTACCTAGATGGCACCAGGTCTCATGACAACAAGATGTATACCAAATCGGTACTGCTCTTCTCACTGTTCATCGAGCACGTCTCACTTTTCTCCCAGTTCCTGATCATGATGTCCTTCAACAAGGAGCGTAATGTCTTCAAGGGCATATCAAATGTGGTGGAAGCCACATCAAAAGAGGAGGATATCCACGGCAACTTTGGTGCAGAGATCATCAACATCATCAAGCAGGAAAATCCTGAGTGGTTTGATTCAGAGTTTGAGGCACTAATCGATTCAGCTTGCAACAAAGCCTACAAAGCAGAGTGCAAAATATTGGACTGGATCTTTGAAGGAGGCGAGTTAGAGTTCCTGCCAAAGAAGACAATCCAGCATTTCATCATGAACCGCTTCAATAACTCACTGAAAAAGATAGGTATGGAGCCTATATTTGAAGTGGATGCTGATCAAATCAAACAAACAAAATGGTTTGAAGTCGAAACTACATCCACTAAGGAGGGAGATTTCTTCTATAAGAAGCAAATTGATTATAGTAAGAAACAGAAGGCAATCACAGAAGACGACCTATTCTAATTTATGAAATACAAAGACTACTACTGGCTGAACGATGAGGCAAGGACGTTCTTGTCAAGAGGCTACATTACAGAAACAGCTGAAGAGAGGATATATGATATAGCTCAGACGGCTGAGAGATATCTCCGTATAGAAGGCTTTGCAGATAAGTTTGAGAAGTACATGGCTAAAGGTTTCTACAGCTTAGCTACACCTGTTTGGATAAACTTTGGCAAACAAAAAGGCTTGCCTATTTCCTGCTACGGCTCTAATGTAGACGACTCTCTAGATAGCATACTCAACGCATCACGTGAGATTGGCTTGATGTCAAAATATGGCGGCGGTACTTCTGCCTATCTTGGTAATATACGTCCTCGTGGCACTGATATCTCAACTGGCGGTAAAGCAGACGGTCCTGTGCATTACGCACGTATGTACGATACTACCGTAGACGTTTGCAAACAGTCGGAAGCTAGACGTGGTGCTTGCGCTGTCTATCTGCCTATCGAGCACGAAGATATCAATGAATTTCTAGACATTGGCAGTGAAGGCAATCCTATTCAGAATCTGCAATACGGAGTGACAGTCAGTGACCAATGGCTTTCTGAAATGAAAGCTGGTGATCCCGCAAAAAGAAAGATTTGGGCGAAAGTGATCCAACGTCGCTCTGAGTTCGGTTATCCCTACATCATGTTCAGGGACAACTCCAACAACGACACGACTCCCTACAAGGAGTTGGGACTGAAGATCACCGCCTCAAACCTTTGCAGCGAGATTCAACTGCCAACCAATAGCGAAGAGTCTTTTGTTTGCTGCATAGGATCTATCAACCTCCTGCATTGGGACGAGATCGAGAAGACCGACGCAATAGAAGTCTACACGCATTTTTTAAATGCTGTGATGACAGAGTTCATCATTAAGGCAGAAAAGCTTGCAGGTATGAAGCGTGCTTGGAGGTTTGCAAAGAAGCACAGAGCTATCGGGGTTGGCGTGCTTGGTTATCACTCCTTGCTGCAGTCTAAGCTCATTCCTTTTGAGTCACTACAGGCAAAGCAGTACAACAACCGCATATTCAAAGCACTTAAGGAGAGAACGGAGACAGCATCTAGAGATCTCTGGCTTAGCAATCCCACAGCGTACGACTGCATCAGACCTGGTTTTGCTAATACCACTTTGATCGCTATTGCGCCTACTAAATCCTCTTCTTTTATTCTTGGCCAGGTCAGCATGGGCATCGAGCCTATCAAGTCTAACTACTTTGTAAAAGACCTCTCTAAGATCAAGACCGTTTACAAGAACCCCTACTTAGTAGACGAACTCAAGAAATACGACCTTGACAAGGAGGAAATTTGGGACAGCATCATGAAGAAGGACGGTTCTGTGCAGCACCTCGATTTTCCCACCAAGGAGGTATTCAAGACCTTCCTAGAGATATCTCCAAAAGAGATCATACTTCAAACGGCACAGAGACAGCAATATATTGACCAGTCACAGAGCGTGAACTTGATGATCCATCCTAGCATTCCTGCAAAGGACATCAACCAACTCTATCTATACGCTCATGAGGAAGGCGTAAAGACGCTCTATTACCAGTATTCACAAAACTCAGCACAGGCCTTCTCCAGAAACATTCTAGAGTGTGTTAATTGTGAGGCTTAACTAGAGAAATAAATTGTTGCGATGTCTCTTTCTTTTTTTATATTCATAAAAACACTGTTATGACATTCACAATAGAAAAAGAGTACATCTACTTTGCAGTGACAATGATCGTCCTACTGCTTCAGCTTTATAACACATGGAGGATTGGCAAAATAAAAGCAGAGATCGAGCAGGTCTGGAACCAGATAAGCCTAATGGCAATCACAGCAGGCTCAGCCTTTGATAAGATCGAAAAGAGGATAGATGAAAAACAAGACAAGTAGAGGTCTAGGCGACACTATCGCTAAATTCACTCATTGGACTGGTTTAGACAAGCTGGCCAAGAGAGTGGCTAATGCCGCAGGCAAAGAGGATTGTGGTTGTGAGCGGCGTAGAGAGAAACTAAACAAAGCTATACCATATAAAAACAACAAGTCATGAAATTACGCGATTTTGAAAAGATGAGGGTTAAGCTCGAGATATTCAAACTCGAGAAAAACTTTTTTGCCCTCAACAAGGTGCTCTATTACTTCTCATTTTTAGGCAACATCTTCCTCATTTACTTCGGTTACTTTTTCATCAAGTCCACCACAGACGGACTGCCGGATCTTTTCCCTTACCAGCACGAGTTCCTAACCGTATTCATCGCTCTGTTCCTGACAGGCTACGAGTTGACCAAGCGGTTCATCATCGAACAGACCGCGATCTCTGCGCTGCAGGCCAAG